TATTATAGTGTTGCAATAGGATTATTTTTTTTTGTTTTTTCAATTTGTAATTTTGCAAAATCTTGTATTTGTTTTTTTAATTCATTATTTGGTGTTAATATAGTAGATGATAAAGGTAATCCAGTTAAAGGGGATGTTACTCTATGTGTAAACCATCTTTCAATAGATATTCTATCATATGTATGATTATCTATTGTTTTTACAGGGTCAGTCATAATATCTTGACTAATTGAACAATAAAATTCATTTGGTATATTATCACTTTCAATAAGTGAAGTAATAATAGTTGGGTCAATATCAGAAGTATTTAAATTATTAATTTTTTGTTTTAGGTCATAAATTTTCATAGTAACTTTTTTAACCATTCTTACTGTATAACTTGGATTTTGTGTTGTTGGATATTTAACTTGTTTTGCATAACATGTAAAGTTATCAAATTCAATTACCCTTTCTGTATTATCAAATAGTGTAATTTTAGTATTTAATTGTTTTTGATTAAATGCATTATCAATATTTTTATTATCTTCACAAAAATAAGGTGCCCACCAAGAATCATCTAATTTAAAAACATTTCCTTGTTTTTCTGGAATACCTCTACACCACATCCAGACTGTAACATATTTATCATTATTAGAATCTTCTAATAAATCATTTGATTCCCAAGGTTGAATATTAAAACTAACATTTGTATTTATATTTTCATCATTTTTTATAATATCTTCAGAACTATCTAATGTAATATTAAATGATTCTGTTTCTTCACTATTATTTCTTACAATTGTCCATTGTCCATTAATTATTTTTGTATATATAGTACAATTACCATTAATAACATTAATGGGTAATATTTTTCTATATCCAGGTTGTTTATTATTTCCTCGATGACCTCCATTAAATCCTAATGTTGTCTGATAATAATTATTATGTTTTAAATGAATGGTAGCATTATAAAATTGAGAACCCAAATTAATTGTATAATGAGAAGTAATATTAGATTGTAATTTTTTATATTTTTCTTCTATTCTTAATGAAACCCATTTTGGATATATATCAACTTTTTTTTTAATAGGATCAATAGATGCCCATATGTGACCGTTCATTATAATTAATAATAAAGCAATATAATTAAATATTATGACTGTTTTTTAAATCAATTTCTTTGTAATTATTATCTATAATATCATTTTCATTGTTACTATCATTATCATTATCATTATCATTATCACTATCATTATTATTGGAAGTATTAAAATTATCCATAATATCCATTTTTTCCATAGTTTTTTCTATATTACTTTTTTTAACATTTTTAAACATATAATCTGTATTTGGTGATTCTTCATTTTTTTTTATCTGTTTATAAACAATATCAATATTTTTTATTACATTATTTATATTATCATTATTTTTTTTGTCAATAATTGGATTAGTAAAATCTATTTTTTCAATTAAAATATTAATAGCAAAATAAATAATATATTTTCTTTTACGTTTAATAGAAGAATTATATCTTATTGTAAATAAAGTAAATAAAGCATTAATTATTTTTTTTTTATAAGAATCTTTTGAAGAATAATAAAAAAAAATATCCCAAATAATCCAAATAATATCATTATAGTGATCTTTTGGTGCATAACTTCTTCCTTCTGCAAGACATTTTACTTTATTTTTTTTTAATATAATTTCATAATTTAATATCCATTCATACCAATAACAAGTATCAACAATATTTTTTATTTCTAGATTATATATAAATTCATTTAAAGGAATAAATAATTCTTTTGGGTCATTTTCTAAATATACTTTTTTAACATATTCAATAGAAGATGCTTTAAATTTATCAGTTAAATTAGTTAAATCATATTCAGTATTTTTGTCTATTTTTATTTCTTTATATGCATGTTTTTTATTTGAAAAACTTAAAATACAAATAATCTCGCAAAATAATTTTCTTATTTTTGAATTATTTCTTAAAAGTAAAATATTATCAGAATAACCATTATTAATAATTGTTGCAAAATTGTTATATCTCATTTCTAAATACATAATTAATTTAGGATTACCATTATGAATATATTTACAAAAATATAATATAATTATATCCCATAAATCAAGAATGTGTCCTGAACATATAAATTCAGCGGACCAATAACATGCTGATTCTATTTTATTATTATAAATACAATTAATTAATTTCTCTTTTACTTTAGATTTTTGATATTTGGAAAAGGTAATACTTTTAAAAGAAGAAATATCTCTTTTATCATCTATTTCATTTGTATTCATGTAATAAATTAATATAGTTTAATATAAAAAAAATAATATTAATACATATTAATATGTTTAAAAGTTTAAAAAATTATTTTAAATATTTTAATAAATCTAACTTATTAACAAAAATTTATATAATATTAGTTTTAGTATTTATAATTTTTTATTTAAAAAAAATATTAAAAAATGATAATTTAATTGAAAAATATAATAATTTAGATAATAATTTATATAAAAAAAATTTTTTTGAAAAGAAATATAATAATGATATTTACGATGATTTATATGCACATTATTATGATTATGCTCATTTAAATGAAAAAAAAAATAATGAAGAAATTATAAAAATAAAAAAATATATTGATAATTTTAAAAATCCAAAAATTTTAGATGTTGGTTGTGGTACTGGTTTTCATGTCAATAAGTTAAATACAGATTATGATATAATAGGTATAGATAAATCTAAATCAATGATTAAAATGGCAAAGAGTAAATATCCAGATTGTAAATTTTATACTAGAGATTTTTTAAATAATAATGTATATGATTTAAATACATTTACTCATATTTTATGTTTAAATCGTACAATATATAATATAGATAATAAAGAAGAATTTTTTGAGAATTGTAGTCGTTTATTAACTATAAATGGATATTTAATAATAAATTTTATAGATATTAATAATATTAATAGTTTTATTAATATTGATAATAATAATAGTAAAAATTTATTTAATGGTAAAAGTCTCGGTTATTATCCTAAAACACATATAATAAAATTTTCTAAAGATATTGAATTTATGTCTAATTTTTCAGATGAAAATTTAAAATCAAATAATGAAATTATATATTATGAAAAATTAAAAAATTATAGAACTAATTCTGTAAGAAAAAATGAAATAAGTTTAAAAATAAATTCTATAGAGAGCAATATTAAACTTGCAAAAAAATATAATTTAATAATAAAAAAAGTAATAGAGCTACCCAATTTTAAAAATGAATTTTTATATATTTTTATAAAAAAATAATTATCTAGTATATTTACTAACTTTTACAAATGAATCTAATATATAAATTATAAAAATACCTAAAAATAAATATAATATTAATTCTTCTGTTATATGTTTAGTTTTTACCATTTTTTGTTCTTCTAACAAATTTAAAATATTATCTATTTTTGTGAGTATTCTATTATTAAATTCAATCATTTTTTTATAATCAACATTAGAATAATTTATTGTATTATAATTTTTATTATAATTCATTAAATCAGTATCTTCATTAACATTATCTTGAAGATTATATGAATTTTTATTATTATCATCTATTACACTATTATCATTTATACTATTATTAAAATCTAATTCTTTTGGATTGCTATAAATATTTGTATCATCTAAAAATTTATCTTTGGTGTGATATAAATCTTTATAATGAACATAATCAACTTCTAATTCTTCATCTTGTTCTGTTTTGTTATGTAATTTAGATATAAGATTAGACAAATTTTTTATTTTTTTATCAGATGTATTATTAATTTTATTATTTGCATTTGCACTATAATTATAATTAAAATTATTTCTATTAACATTATCTAAATCAAATTTAACATTTTTATTTTTTAATGTTTTATTTTTATACATTGTATTATCTAATTTATATTCAGTTGAATCTAAAGACGCGGGATTTAATTGATACATTCTTATAAAAAAAAAAGATAATAAAATTTTAATAAATTACTAAAAATTTATATATATTTTTTATCTAAATTTATTATAATGAATAAAAAAAATAAAATCAACAAAATAAATAATATTTTTAAAATATTTAATACAAATTTTTTTAATTTTAAAAAAAATATAGAATCAAATAAATTATTCATAGGTATTTTAATGATTATTATGAATATTAGTTCAAGATTTATTGATTTTAAATTTACAAAAACTCAAGAAAATATTGTTAAAAGTGTTGCAAGAGAAATATTTATATTTGTAGTTGCATTTATTGGTACACGTGATTTATTAAGTTCAATAATAATAACAGGTGTATTTATAATTTTAGCAAACTATTTATTTAATGAAAACTGTAAATTTAACATTATTCCTAAACGTTATAAAAATGTAATAAGTGAAATGGATTTTAATAATGATGGAGAAATTAGCAAAGAAGAAATAAAAAAAGCAGAAGAAATTTTAAAAAAAGCTAAAGAAAATGATAAAATTAAACATAAAATTAATATGATAAATTATATATGATAAATTATATATGATAATAATATTATTTTATAATATTTATTTATAATAATATAATATGGATGATAATATTTATTCTATAAAAGTAATTCTTATTTATAAAACATCAGAAAAAGAAAAAAGAGATTATACTTTAATAGATTCAAATAAAAATATAAATTATGATTTAACAAAAATTTTAAATAAAAATATTTATGATATTATTTACAATGAGAATAAAAAATTTGATACACCAAACAATAATGATATATTTAATAATAATATTCAGGAAAAAATTCAAGAATTACAAAAAAAACAATTAACGATACAATATTCTGATATGTTTATTAATATTAAAAATCTAGAAAAAATAAAATTAGATTCTAATGGTGATAAACAATATACTAATTTTAGTTCATCTATAAAAATGATTACAAAAACAAATATTGATGAATTACAAAAAAATATAAAAAATGATGCAAATATTGTTAAAGATGCTGAATTAAATTATATTTTAGAATACAAAAATATAAAAGATTATAATTTTATAAACTATTATAAATCACATATAAATAGTGTTATATTTTATGAATTACCAATAACTGAAACTTATATATATAAAGATATATTTAATTACAGTGAAGATAAGAATGCATTGTTTTTTAATACAAAACAAGAAAATGATTTAAAAGAAAAATTAAAAGCAAAAGATATATACAAAAATATTGAAAAAATATATAAATTAAAAGATAATATAGATGTATTAAACAACTTAATTTATGATTTATATTATAATAAATATAAAGAAAGTATATCCTTACCATATGGATTAAATTTTATAGCAGATGCATATGAAAAATTTAAAGAATTAGGTCAAAACAAAAATATATTACTAAAGGAATTTTTTTATGAGCATTCCAATGAAATTTATTCAGAATTTTTTTTAACTTATAATAGTAAAGATAAAAAACTTTTTAAAAATGAAGGTGAACAAAAATTTGAATATAACAAAAAAATTTCAAAAATTTTAAATAAAACAATTTTAAATACAAAAAATTATCCTGCATATGAAATATTGAAATTATTAACAAATACAAAAAGTAAATTAAGAGATAGAAAAATATATTATTATGCATTAGAACAAGAAAAGTTCATGGAAAAGGGTGATGCTAGTTTAGACATGGATGAATATGCCGCCGCAGCAAACTTTCAACAATTTGGTGGTGATGGTGATGGTGATGGTGATGGCGATGGTGATAGAGTAACCAGAGTTTTGTTTACACCCAATTCAAAATCTAAACCATCCAACTCAACTAGAATACCTGGAACACCTAATACACCTAATACACCTAATACACCAAGATATGACGCAAATACTATAAAATTACATGAAAATTCTGTAAAAAATTCAATAAATAAACAAGATGTAATTTATAGTGTAATAGAAAAATGTTATGATAAGTATTTAGATTTAAATTATATATTAAATTTTTTTAATATTATTCAAGAAAAAACAGTTGAAGATTTACAAAAAGAAGATAAAATATTGATAATTACTGAGTGTGTTTTTAATAAATTGTTACCACTAGATATAATAAAAAACAAAAACATTTATTCTTTTTATATTTACTTTATATTAGATTACATATTATATTTAGTTGAAGATGAAGACATTGAAAACATTATTATGAATGATAAAATTAAAGATAAAACTTATTTTTTAAATGAAAAAAATTTGGCTGAAAAATTTACTTTCATAACTTTTGTAAATGCTACACAAGAGGTTACAGTTGAAAGTAAAGATTTATCAGATTATATTAATTCTAGTAATTGTAAAAAGGTAATAAACGAAATATATACAATTTCTAATGATGAATTCAAAATATTAAATTATAATCATATAGAAAATTTATTTACTTTTTTTATAAAATTAAATAATAATGAAAATATTAATTATACTAATATTATAGATAAAATTAATTTTGATTCATTATTAAAAGAATTAGTAGACATTTATAAAAAAATTCAACTTTCTGATATTAAATTACCAGATGAACATCTATATGAATTATTTTTAATAGATAAAAATATACAAATGAATAAAGATAAACTAAATAAAATATTTATAAAAATGGAAGAAGATTTTAAAAAACATGAAAAGTACAATAGTACAAAACAATTATATAATGATAGAGTTCAAAGAAATGTTAATGAAGAAACATTTCCAAAAAATTTTCAAAATCCAGAAGAAAGGCAAAATATATTAATAGAATATGCAAAATATTTTAATGTTAACTTTGATAATGCTAATAATAACAATGATAAAATTAAGATTTTAGAAACAAATAAAGATTTAATGAATTCAATAATTACTTATTATAATATATATGAATTATTAAAATATATATATCTACCAAATGGTACAATTTTAAATGATAATTTTTTCAATAAAAATACAAATAAAGAAATGAAATCATATTTTTATATAAATAATATAAATCCTATTATTCAAAAAAATGATACAATAATAGATAATAATATATTAAAAGTATATTATGAAATAGATTATGAAATAAAATCATTTCATTCAAATATAGAATTTTTGATAAATTTTAATAATTTAGATGAAAGTGATTTAATTGATAAAGGCGAATCAAGTGATTTTGTAGAAAAAAAATGTAGTAAAGATTTATACGATATTTATGATGCAAAAATTTTTGACAGAAAAAACAATTCTAATAAAATATTTTTTGATAAAAAATTAAATTATGAGAGAATTATATCAGATTTTAAAAATATAAAAAAAAATAATAAAATTTTTGATGAGTATTCATCACAAGTAGAATCAGTAGAAGATACTTTTATGATAAAAGAATTTATTGAATTTTATACTAGTAAAGAACAATATATTATACAAGAAGAGACAAATGAAAATATAGAAGATGAAAATATAAATAAAATATTGAAGGATTGGTTTATTAATTATTTCTTTTTTAGAGAGAATAATAATTTAATGATTAATCAAAAAATATATAATATTCAAAATGTTGAAATAATAAATCCATATGATGTTGAAAATGATAATATATGTAAAACTAAAGAAATAGATTATCCCCATAAAGATTTAATTTTCTTAAAAAAAAAATCAAAAGATTTTAGATTAAGATATCTTAATTTAGAAGTAATTTATAGAATTTATTTATATGTAAATTATTTTACTAAAAAAAGTAAAGATGAAAAAATACCTATTGATAAAATTATAAGCTCTAAATCTAATTGTATTAATAAAGCAAAAATTTTAGATAAAGATTTAAAACGATTATTTAAAGATTATTATAAAGAAAATTATTTTTTAGATAAATTATTAAAAATGCAAAAAGGAAGAAAAGAAGAAAAAGAAATAGAAGAAATGCAAAATCTTACAAAGAATAATGGTGATAAAAAAGATTTAAAAGAATTTACAGAAAAGATTGATAAATCTGATTCTGATAATTATGAAAAAAAGGCAAAAACAATAGGTGGAAAAATTAAAAATAAAAATAAAAATAAAAGTTATAAAAAAAATAAAAAGATAACAAAAAGAAGTGTAAAATTGATAAAATATTATTTAAAATACTTATAATAAAAATTGAATAAAAATATTATTAACTTTAACATTTAAATAATTATAATGTTAAAGTTAAACAATTTAGAACGAGTTAAAATTATTTCTAGACCATCAAAAATTTGTAAGACTCCTTATGTTGCTGATATTGAATTAAATGATGGAAGTATTGTTCAGGCACATAGTGCATCATTAGGTTGTTGTGGTTTATGTGAAAAAGATTGTTATGTTTATGCATCTCCAATTTTATCAAATTGTCCACAATCACAATCTAAAGTATGTAGTTATAAAATTTATTTAGCAGAATTTTATGAAGAAAAATTTTTAAATGAAAAAAAGATATTTAACAAAGAAATAATTGGTATAGATCCAAAACTAGCTGAATCATTATTAGAGTTTGCATTAAAAAATAATTATTTGAAAACTTTAAGAAATATTAAATGTTATAAGAGAGAAGTAAAATTAGGTAATTCCAGATTTGATTTTATAGGCAAGGATGAAAATAATAAGAAATTTATTTTAGAAGTAAAAAATGTACCATTGGCAGATTATGCTGATGTATGTAAAAATGACCGTAAAAAACTGGAAAAAGCGGGATTATTTAATAATAAAAATTTTAATGAGAAAATTTCTTATTTTCCCGATGGTTATAGAAAAAATAAGGGTGAAGTAATTAGTGAAAGAGCATTAAAGCATATAAATGAATTATCAGAAATAACATTATCAAAAAATATTAGACCAATCATATGTTTTGTAGTGCAAAGAAAAGATGTTTCTTCGTTTCAAGCATCGAATTTAGATCCTATATATAAAAATGCATTTAATAATGCTGTAAAATCTGGCGTTGAAGTAATTATTTTAGTAATAGAATGGAATATTTATGGAGAATCTAATTTTGTAACTTGTGATTTACCTATAAATATTTAATTAGATATTGATAATTTATAAACAATAAATGATAAAAATAATCCATAGAAATTTTTAGAAAAAGTGTCTAATATATTATAACTTGTATTTTTTAATCTTGAATTAAAAATAGCCGCTATACCATATAATGCCCATATTATAAACATACTGTAAAAAATTATAATATTGTATAAATTATTATTTACATAATAAATAAACATTTTATAAAATAATAAAGCAAAGAATACAAATCCAAAAAAGGTTGAAATTATTATTTTTATTACATTTATTTCTTGTAAAAATCCAAATATAAGCATATTGAAATTGTAAAAAAATAATTCTATGATTTTAAAAAAATCATTTTTAAAGAAACTTATAATATCTATATGTTTTTTAGTTAAATTATTATTATTATAATAAAAGAATGCAATGGTAGATAAAATCATTGTTGGTGTAGTTAAAAACCAATCATAATATCTATATTTTGCAATATCTATTTTATCAACATTTTTTTTATAAAAATAAATAAACCAGAAATAAAATGTTCCTTCAATTAATTGAACAAAATTCTCTAAAAATAATGCTTGTTTAAGTATTAATTGGTGAGGTTTAAGTTTTATAAATTGAGCACTTACACCAATAACTAAAGTAACTATTTGTATAATAAATGAAATATACATAGTATTCTTTACAATTGAAAATTCCATAATAATTATATTATATAAATAAAAAATATTTTTTTAATATATAATGGTTAAAAAAGGAATTCTCTCAAATAATCGTATTTATACATTATTATTAATAATATTTTTAACATTTATAGGTGGATTTTTATTACAAAAAATTTTTAATTTTAATTTAGAAGGATATGAAGGTAAAGAACAAGGTAAAGAACAAATACCTGCAAAAGTTGTATATTTTTATATGGATGGATGTCCTGCATGTAAAGATTTTGAGGAAACCTGGAACAAATTTAGTAATTCATATAATGGAGAATTAACAATTGAAAAAATTGAAAGAAAAGATGCAGGTGATGATGTTTTAGATAAACATAAAGTAAAGGGTTTTCCAACAGTTTTATTAATAGATACCAATGATAATAAAATTAAAGAATTTACCAAAGATAGAACAGTAGATAAATTAATGGATTTTGCTAATAGCTAATAGTTTTTTGTTATTATTTATAAAATAATATATTTTTGTATATTATTTTATAAATGGCATTATCTAATATGAATAATGATACTATAACAAGATTATTTCAAATGATTAATATTAATAATACATCAGAAAATGAATTAATAAAAATAAAAGCTAATTATGCAACATATAGTAAATTACAATTAATTGCAAAACAGATGTTAATGTTAAAAAAAGAAGCCGAAAATGTTATAGAAAATTATAATATAAATATTGATTTAGAAAATATTGAATGTAATTTTAAAAAAGTACCGGGTTCTTATTATTATATATATGAAAAAAATAATAATAAAATTTTATCAATGATATCACCCGAAGAAGGTATAATATATGATAAATTTATTTCAAAAGTATATTTTGATTATGATAATTTATTTTATACAGTTTAATATATATATGTTAGCAAGTAAATCAGAAATAGATACTATGAATAAAACTGAAAAAAATCAAATATTACCTGATTATGTAAAAAGCTTAATGGAAGAAATAGAAAACAGAATGAAAATTATAAAAGATTTAGAAAAAAATGCAAAAACCGATAAAGATATGCAATTATTGAGGATAGAAGAAACATTAAATGAATCAAGAAAAGAAAAATTACAAAAAACAATACAATCATTTTTATATACTGACTCTGATTTAAAATTCGAACCCCCCAAATCTATATCTGAAAGAAAAGTATTAGAAAGAGAAAGAGAATATGTTCCAGAACCTACACCTAGATCTGGAAGAAATGAAATCATGAGATATCATCAAATTTTAAATGAAAAAAAAAATCAAGATAACGAAGAACAAATTGGATTAATACCACGAAAATCACTACAGTTTGTAGGAGGAAATAATAGAAAAAAACAGAAATTTAAAAAAACAAAAAAACGGAGATTTAAAAAAACAAAAAACAGAAATTTAAAAAAAACAAAAAAACAGAACTAAAAAATAAAATATTATAAAATTTATTAAATAAAAATTGAATAATATTAATATTATTTAATATTATTCAAATGGAAAATTTACAAAAACCATTTATAAAATGGGTCGGTGGTAAATCTCAATTATTAAATTCTATAGAAAAAAAGATACCAAGAACAATAAATAATTATCATGAAATATTTTTAGGTGGAGGTAGTGTATTGCTTATGATATTATGTTTACAAAAAAATAATATAATTAAAATAGAAGACAAAATTTATGCATATGATATAAATAAAAATTTAATAAATGTTTATAAACATATACAAAATAATAAAGATGAATTATTTAAATATATAACACAATATATTACAATTTATGATTCTTTAAAAGGAACTATTATTAATAGAAAGCCAAAAACATTAGAAGAAGCAAAATCATCTAAAGAAAGTTATTATTATTGGATTCGTAATATATTTAATACGATGGATAATAAAGATTCTCCCGAATGTTCTGCAATATTTATGTTTTTAAATAAAACATGTTTTCGCGGAATGTATAGAGAAGGACCAAATGGATACAATGTTCCATATGGTCATTATAAAAAAACTCCAACAATTATTACAAAACAAGAATTAGATAATATTAGTAATTTAATTCAAAATGTAAATTTTATTCATAGTGATTTTAAAGAATCAATTAAAAATATAAAAGAAGGAGATTTTGTATATTTAGACCCACCATATGTACCAGAAACAAAAAAATCATTTGTTGGTTATGTATGTGATGGTTTTGACTTAAATATGCATAACAGTTTATTTGATGAAATATTAAAATTACATGAAAAAAAAGCTAAATTTTTATTAAGTAATTCAAAGGTAGATATAGTAATAGAAAAATTCAAAGATTATAATTGTGAAGATATAGTAGCACGTAGAGCAATAAATTCTAAAAAACCAGAATCAAAAGCTACTGAACTTCTTGTGTATAATTAAGTCGGGATACTAAATCACTAAATTTAATATACTCAATATTTAAAGATTTTGCTAATTCTATAAATTTTTTTTTTGATTCGGAAATATCACCAAATATTTTTGTATTTCCATAAGTAAGTTCATATTCTTGATATGCAACACATATAATTTTTAGTGGTTTTCCATATAGTTCTGGAATTTCGCTGTATTTATACATAACACCAAAAACTTTTTCTCCGGCAGTTCCGGTAGTAGTCCAATTGCGAGTTTTAACTTCATAAATACAGTTATCTGTTTCCCAGTCAGGAGAATATCCATTTATAATTTTTGGTTTTCTTGGATTTTCACCTAATTTTTTTAAAACTTCAAAAACAATACCTTCACCCAAAAGTGTAGTCCAATTTCCATTATTTTTCTGACCAATAATAATATTTCCCCAATCTTTTTCAAGTTTTTGTGCATGTTCTCTCTGTTTACTTACTGTAATATCACCTAGTTTTTTTAATTCATAAGTAATACCATTCTCAAATGGTGTAATTGCCCAATGAATAATTTCTTTAAAATAATCAGAAATAGCCATTTAAACTAGTTTTTGTTTACAAGACTTAAAATAATAATGTTTCAATTTTTTATAAAATTAACAAACTAAAAAGATTCTACAATTTTTTTATTATCTTGTAAGAATTTGTCAACAAAGTTTTCTGGAACCTCATTAATTATAAAATATATTTTCTATCTCTAAACCATATATTACATGCCCATTTTTCGCCACTTAATACTTCATTTCCACCATGCATACTTAATTCATGTTTTTTATTACTATCTTTTTCTATATTATAAAAAACTAATAATCTACCTTTTTTTGGTGCAACTTTTATATTTAATTTATTAAATTCTGTATGTCCACCTTGATTTTCTTGTAAATCATTTAAATACATAAAACATGTTACCATTCTTTGACCTTCATTTATTCTAATATCATTTTCATCATATCCATCATAATGATAATTATATTTTTCTCCAACATTATAATTCACTAACTGTAATTTTTCGCTATTTTCAATTGGATAATTTATTAATTTTGAAATATTATTATATAAATCTTTTATTTTTTCATCTTCATTATAATGAACCCAAGCAGATTTATTATTTCTCATATTTAAATTTTCTAGTGAATCTTTTGAATCTTTACCTTTATTAACTTTTGCAATAGATAATCTAGATTTATAAGTTTCTATAATATGATCACATACATCATATAAAAGATAATCATCTATTATATAAATAAGTGGATCATAATTTAAGTATATTTTATTTTGAATAGATGGTAAATTATTTATATTAATTTTCATTAATGTATTGGGATCTCTATATTTTGCTAATTTATAACGTTCCCAGATTTCTTGTTTATTTTTTATATTATTTTTAAATACATTTATTGATTCTTGATAAAAATTAAATGGGATTTTAGTATCTACTGAATCATTTAAACTATAACTTTTATATTTATAATACCATTTTTTTAAGCAACTGGATTCATAATGTAATATTATTGCATTTGAACTATTTAAAACAATACTAGAACCACCTTTAAAGTTATGTGGTCCGTTTGCTTGTATAGGTTCATTTAAATTACCAATTGATTTTCCATTTACATAACTAGTAAAATTATAAGTATTACAGCAAAAATATGGAGATTTAAAAATATTGTTACTTTTATTATTGTAACAAGCTTCGATATTTTTTATAATGTAATTAGCATGACTATTATTATTTATTAATTCTTCATAAAATGGGATTAATCCATTTGGTAAAAATAATAATTCATCGTCATCAATATTGCCTGCAATATGTGTTAGAACATTATTTTCATCATTTTTTATTTTTTCAAGTACACTATTTATATAATCAGATTGAATAGTTTGTAATTTTTGATAATCACTATTAAATTTTGAATAATTATTCACATAAGTAGGTTCTATAATATTTCT